CACTTTCAAACTGCACAGGGGTGCCAGCCGACGGTGTAGTACTGACACTTGCCGCAACCGCACTAACAGTGCCATTTGCATTAACAATAACCGTATCGCCGTTTGCTAATGTTCCCGATGCTGTAGCCGTAATGCTTGGCGCGGCATTAATCGTGGCAAAGCTAAGGTTGCCCGAGCCGTCAGTCTTGAGTAACTGGTCGGCACTGCCGTCGGCAGAAGGCAGGGTAAATGTAAAGCTAGACCCTACCGTGGCTGGAGCCTGCAATGCAACGTACTGACCGCCAGAGGCGTCCTGTAGCCGCAGGTCACCCTGCCCTGTCAGGTCTACCTGAGTCGCTGTCACAGCGCCCGTAACATTACCCGTTACATTACCCGTGATGTTTCCCGTAAAGGACGTTGCAGTTACGCCGCCGCTAACAGACACGTTGCCAGAGGCGTCTCTGTTTACAGATTTATCCGCAGGGTAGGTCAGGAACACATCTTTGGTTCCCGCACTAAAGCTCACAGCATTGTTGCTATTGGAACTAGCAAGAACCGTGGTGCGGGTTATCGTGTTGCCGCTACTCGCATAGGTGCCTAGACCAACCTCAAAGGCAAGGTTGCTGTCATCAATGATCGCGTAGTAAGTGGTATCCGCATCCGACAGGACAGACGAAAAGGTGCGGAAGTTGGGTTCTGCACCCCCGAGTGAAATCGCGCCTGTACCTGTCGATGTGGTGGTTTCTTTTACGCGATCAGCAACAACCAAGGCCATGATTATGCAATCCTGATGATGGCGTTAGAGGCATCCGGTGTGGGGAACACAATGGTAAAGTCACCGGCACTGGACGACTTGTCAGAGCCAAAGTCCAACACTAAAACGGTATCTGTAGTACCAGAGCCACCGCTAGTTGTCGTATTGTATATAAGTGCTCCACGCGCCGTCAGTGTTGACGAGCCGAATGTGAGATCGGCAAAGTCGGTCAGGGCTGTGGTTCCAGACAGAGTTGGGGTTACATTGGTAAGTGTCCCGCCGCCTGCTGAGTAGCCTGTACCGCTGATCTCGTTCCCTGTGGTGTACGCTGTGGTAGACGCATCAAAAGAGGCGCTGTTGGTGTACATTGCCAGCTTGAACGTGTGACCACTGCTGTTTGTAAAGTTGTGAGCGCCAACAAGCAGTTCTTGCTTAAACGACGAACACATGAAGTTTCCGCTAAAAGCCATATCACATTCTCCTGATAAGTTCGGCTAAGTCTTTTTGCCCTGCATCTAAAAGGGCGTTATACACTGTGGTTCGGTCGCTGTTTGCGGCCTCTTTCATGTAGAAAACAAGAACCGCTCTAATGTGATCCTTGAATGCCTGCGCCTGTGCCTGTACCTCTGGCAACGCAGTATCGGCTACCGAGACGATCTTATCTAAGCATCTCTCAGCAATCTCTTCTGGGGTAAATCCCCTGTTCTGTGTGGTGTGTACATTAACGCTACCCACCTCAAAGCCACCGCTAACACCAATCATGCTCTAGCTTTCCTTACTTCACCCGATCTGTAGCTGTCTGTTGTGCTGTAGCCTTCGCCCAACTGCTCCAGATTAGCCAGTGCCTCCATATACCTTTGGGTATACATCTGCATTAAATCAGGGTCGCCCTTCAAGAAGGTGTACGCCTCAACAAGACAGCCATACAAAAGCGTGGACTCTGCGTTGGTGCCGAGCCAGCTTGTGCCGTCTCCAGATGCGGTGATTGAGGTGGGTTTGTGGAAGTAGTGCAGTTCTGCGTCATAGGCAGAATCAGGGGTGGGGCCGAGAATAAACGCGGTGCGGCTGAAGATGCCGTAGTACTTGGGCGCTCCCTGTGTTGTTGTCAGCGGGTACGCCTGACGTATGAAGTTTACGTCTTTAAACATCAGATACTCAAAGCCAGAATTGTCTATGGCTAGCGAGTAGGGTGTCAAAAAATCTGTAGGCATGATTAGGTACTGATTGCCGCTTGCCACAGAACCTGAAACATTCTTACGAAAATCAGGCAGTTGCACGGCCTTGAGAATCTTGTCCTCTGCCTGCGTAATGATCGTTGTCAAATTATTGACAAATGTAGTCTCGTTTGACTCTGTATAGTCCTGAATGGCCTGCTTTAGAGTCGTAAGGGTAAACGCCATCAGGATGTCTCCACTGTTACGCGCCCAACAGCACCCGCCATATCAAGGCCGACAGTGCGGCTTCCAAACGCCGTATTGCCTCCCCCGACAGGATCGAACGCAGATAGCGCACGACTTTCATCAATACTGTTGTCAGGTCGCGGAAATCGTAACGCTTGCGGGTCACTTGCATTGACATCCCCCAGCTTTAGCTGTGGCTGATCTTGATCTACAACGTCCCTGCCTACCAGCAGTCCGTTCCAGCGACCATCCTCAATCTGCCTGACCAGATCACGCAACGGGTATCTAAACCCTGTCCGGTCACAAAAGCCAAAGGCTTTCGACCCTTTCGCGTAACTGCTCATAAATTGTTATACCCACCCGGAGCCATGTACAACGATGCCTTCTCTCTGGAGGCGTCTGCCGCCAGATTCCATTGCTCCTCGTACACCTCTTTAAGAGCCGGTGCCAGTGGTATCGACTCAGGCTTCTTGCTCGCTATGTAGTATGCCAATCCAGCTACCATGCACGGTAGATACCGCGCTGGCACATCCATGTTGTTAGACGCTGGCTTTCCGGTGTCCTCTATCCTATCTAGGTAGTAGTACGCAAACGTGTAGGTGGTTGTTGCGTCTGGCACGGGCCAGAAGTGCAACGTCAGCCCTGCTGGCTTGCGCTCAACGTAATACTGTAGCGGCCTGCCCTGCGTCAGCTTGTTGGTCTGATGGGCGTACTGGCTCACCGAGATTCTCTGCATGGTCAGGTCAGACTGCTTTGAGGTGTCGCCTGCGTCAGTTCGCAGTAGACCCTCAATGATGTCCTGCTTCTCCGAGGTCAAGTCGTATGACGAGGTGCCTGCGGTCAGGGTCTGCGTAGCATCCCTTACTGTCCACAAGTTAAGACCACGGTTCTGCCACTCCAGCATCAACAAATCCAGACTGCGCCGTGCTGTCCGGTAGTCATATCCGCTTCGTAGCTCAGAGCCTGCTCGCTCAAACGCCTCTTCAAATATGTCTGACAAGTCAAGAGTAAAGGCTGTCGTTCCGCTAGTCGCCATTAGACCTTCCTTCCTCTAGTCCTGCCCTTGCGGGCCAAGCCGTTCCTGCATTTAGCCGCTTTGGTTTTCTTTGACTTGGGCGCGTTTTTGATCTGCTTGCCCATCTGCGCTCTGCTTATAGGCATATTGTCACCAGTTCTTGCAAGACCAGTAACGAGCCGACATCTTGCTTGGCGGCTTGGAGTCGCACTTGTGTCTGGCGCGGAAGGACTTGCGCCGCCCCGGCTGGCTCTTCTTGATCTTCATGTTCTTGTCGCCATAGCGGATGATTTTTTCTTTTCCATTCTCACACGCCTTGACGACAAACTTTTTCTTGGAGTGGCTGGGCGTTCGCTTTGGCTTGTTGCACGACATGGACTTTTTATTGACCTTGCCGCCCGCCTTGTAATACATACGCATTACTTTCGATGCCTCGACGTTTTCTTGGCAACCTTTTTAGGTTGCTTTGAGTGTTGCTTGCCTTTCTTGGTATCTGCGCGTTTTTTCCGCGTAGTCGCGGCATACTCTTTGTCGGATAAAGACTTGATGGCTTTTTCAGGAAGATAACGCTCACCCGTGGCCTTTTTGCCTTGGGTGCTGGGCTTGCCAGACTTAGTGCGCCACTTCTGTTTAGTCCAGTTTTTTAAGGACTTTTGAGACTTTTTAAGAGCCACGCTTGGACTTTGCCTTTGCTTTGGGCTTTGGCTTGGCCTTTTTCATCATAGACCTTTCAAGCGTGTCAGCCTGACCAGCGTGTAGCTTAGACGCTTTTCTTAGCTCTTTAATCATCTTGCGCTTTTTAGCATCATTAAACTCATGCATTAGTCTTTATATCCTCCCCCAGCTTTCTTGTAAGCGGCGGCAACCATCTGCGCCTTACGCGCTGACCACTGCCCCGGCTTACCACCCTTACCGCCAGCCTTTATTCTGTTGAATATCCGCTTACGCAGTCCGGGCTTAGTGTAGTTTCCCGCCTCATTGACGCGGGACTTAGACTTTTTAGTCTTGCCGCCTTTCTTGTAATACTGTCTCATCAGCCGTAGTTCTTTTTCAGCTTCAGGACGACAGAGTAAGTGTCGCCACTACCCGCGCCTGTGGTGGTGAAAAGAATGTCCCCCGTCTTGCCACCAGCGGCGGCATTGTTGGGTAGACCTACAAATTCAGAAAAGTCCAGCGTGTCGCCATAGTCAGCGATCAGCTCCCACGCCAAAACATTGGTCGTTGCATCGCAGAAAATCTGCACACCCATGCCTTTGGTTGTATACCAAATGCACTCAATGTTGACGCTGGTACAGGCACCTTTGCTGACAGGGTCTGCGCTAAGGGCGGACACATCTACCTTGGCAACAGCCGCCTCACCAGAGCCATCGCTGACATTGGTGAAATGCATGATTGCTGTTCTAGCGCCGTCCTCAATAATCTTGGTTGTGACTACATCAGCCATCTTGTCCTCCAGATAAGGGGGCTACGCCCCCGTCAGTTTATGATGCGTCTGAAGTACTAGAGATGCCGAAGAACTTAAGGACAATAACCGTATCGCCACCCGGATCGCCAGAAAGAACAAGCTCTACTTCATCAGCCGTTGCTGTAGCCGCAGTGGTTGTACCACCGGACATTCCGAGAACGCCATTGCAGGGGAAGAACCCTTTGAAGCCTGTAGAGTTGACAGCGGCAGAGATGCCATCGACAAAGCCGTCAGTGTCTGCGTCAGTGCCAATGTCGTTAAGGTTGACAGCGTTAGCGGCGGCTGTAGTGACAGCAACCGTGACACCCATAGGTAGGAAATTTGACGGGATACCAATAGCGGCTTCCTTACCTGTCGTCGCACCATCGGCTACGGTAATCGTCGCCTCATAGGTGGATAACGTCATGGTGCTGGTAATAGAGCCAGTGGTGGAATTTTTGGTGATATCTGAGAACCCGTTTTCAGAACGGACGGGACCGCTAAATGTAGAATTAGCCATGTGATTCTCCTGTCGTGGCTAGAGTCTAATGTTCCACATGGAACAATTAGTCAGGGAAAAAGGGGGCCGAAGCCCCCGATATTTTAGGAAGTTCCGGGCGAGCCGTAAATTCCAAGTGGATCAGATACGCCGAAGCTGTATCGCTCACGAGCCTTGTAACGGACGTTGCCCGTGTCAAAGTCGCCATCCATTGAAGTCTCCAACGCAG